TAGAAAAGGAATTAGGCGATGTGCTTTGGTAGCTGGCGGCGTTAGCAGAAACACACCATCTTGATTTAAATGAGATCGCGGAGAAGAACATTTATAAGTTAAAGAAGCGATTCCCGAATGGGTTTAGTGAGGAAGACAGTAAGAAGCGTGTGGATATGAAGTAAGACCAAATTTGAATTTTGTACAAAAAGGAGAAGTGTAAATATGAGCGGGGGAAGTTATAACTACTTATGTTTTAAAGACGCTAATGAATTGTTTGAGTATGGAAAAATAGAAGATCTTGAAGCTATGGCAAGTCGTTTGATCGAGTTAGGTTATGAAGATGCAGCGAAAGAAGTACTCAATATGAAATACACTATTCAACAGTCGTTAATAAGGGTAGATGTAATGCAAGAAAGATTAAAAGGTGTGATGAAGGCGGTTGAATGGTATGACAGTTCAGATAGCGGTATCGAAGCGATTGAACAAGCAATAAAGAAATATAGAGGAGAAATTGAATAAGAGTGTCATTTTAATCGAAAAGGAGTTTAGAAGAATGGAGACATATACAGGATTTAAAGCGATTGAACGTATGAAAACAAACTGGATTACACCTAACTCTAATAATGGCAGTGCCTATAAATATAATGAAGGGGAAATTTGGATGATGTGTGGAGGTCTTGCGGGGCCTTGCAATATAACAATCAATTCTTTCTTCGATGATGAATTTGTAGATTATGAGGAACCATTACAAATGGAAGACTGGGTTACTTCCTTAAAACACACATTCAAAATAAAAGGTAAATATACGAAAGACGGATTAGATTTTGCGATCACTGATTTTTATTCATCTGGTTGTTATCAACATTATCCATTTGAATGCTTAAGAAAAGCTACACCTGAAGAGATTGAAAAAGAAAAACGCCGCAGGATGTTTGAAAATGTAGGACGTGAACTGAATGAATTCAAAGTAGGTGATTGTGTAAAAGATGATAATGATTCTTACATGAAAGTAGAAGATGTTATCAGTGATCTGAAAATCGTGCTTTGTTCTTATTATGATTCTAATGCATGTGCCATTGTGAGGGGAAGATTCAAATCCGTCGAGTTAACACCAGTATTCTTTGTTGAAAATATTGTACAAGTAGAAGAATAAAACCAAACAAAAGCGTTATTTTAATCGGAAAGATATCTATTGAATGCTAACATAATGACTCTTTTGGAATATTGGGATGTTATTCCTAATGAGGTACGAGAAGATTCAATGATCGCTGGAGACATTTTTAGAATGGCTGAGTTTTGGAATAAACACATGGAATCAATGAGAACACCCTCTTAATCAGGGGGTAGTTCTCATCAAGCATATAAGATTACGGCATGTTAAAGTGACTAGTTGACTAGAGGACTATACAAAAATTTCATTTTGTAGAAAAGGGGAATGGATATGATAGATGAATTTGAAGCGTTATTTACAAAAGTGGCCCAAGTGCAGGGCGATCAAGAATTAACATGTAGTTGCACAGAATGTTATTGGAATATGTACTTTCCTAATCGTTCTAATTCAAAGGAATGTGTATCGGAAAGCTTAGCGGATTTCAAGATGACACCGAACTCGACTAAATGTAAAGGGTATTGGAATTATACAGAAGCGTGTGGTCATCCGAAACGATAAAAGAGCAGCTAGCAAAAGCTAACTGCTCACCCAAGGAAAACGGAGAAAGATAACCATGTGTCTACAGTATTGACGGAATATTGAGTTTTATTCAGGGGGAATGAGAGAAATGGAACAATTACCAGATAAAATTATAGGTCTTGACCAGGTTCGTATAAACCGAGGTATCGGGAAAATATGCAAGTGTGAAAAACGTAAATTTGTGATAGATACAACAAACAGACGGGTGACATGTAATAGTTGTGGTTCGGTAGTTGACCCATACGATGCAATTGTAGATTTATCTAAACAGCATGAAGAGTTTAATAGACAAGTTGAACGTCTTTTAGAACAGAAGAAGCAGATTGCAGCATATAAACCACATTTAAGAATTATTAAAAGCTTAGAGTCAAGTTATAGAGGACGTAAAATGTTACCTCGGTGTCCAAGGTGTTGCGAGCCGTTTTATTTAGAAGAACTTACTTCATGGACTAATAGGGAATATGCGGCAAGACGTATAGAAAAGTGGAAAGAGCAGGAGGGCAAAGGAGAATGAAAGCAAGATATTTTGAGTATATGGTTTCTTATACTTTTGGAAGTTACAAAGGAAACGGAAATGGAAGCATAATTTTAAAATTCAATAGAAGGATAAACGGGCGCATGTTAAAGAAAGCAAAAGATCACATAGAAACGAACAATAAATTTCAAAACGTTGTTATACAAAATTATAAATTATTAAGGGAATGTAGAAGTTAATAAAACTCAACAAAATAATCCTTTGAATAGAAAGTGAGGTTAAAAGAATGGAAGGTAATGTAAAGCTATTAGGTGCAGATGGAATGTGTGGGATGGAGTTCACAGGAAGTAAGGTGAATGTTTATAACGATGAAGGACATGTGATGGAGAGTATGACGACAAGGGAGCATGTTCAGGAAGTTATTGATTTTCTTGAAGAGTGCAAAGGGCAAATGGAATAGAAAGCGAGGGTACTAGTTGATTAAGCGTAAAAAGAAGACAGGCCGTATTAATAGTAGAAAAACAGTTGCACTAGGAATTGAGTTTGATAGTAAAACAGAAGCGGAATATTACCTATTCCTAAAGAGTGATCCTGAGGTTGTTGAGATTGAGCTACAACCTCAGTACATGCTCCTTGAAGGGTTTTATATTACAACACGAGAGGGAAAGCGTAAGAAACGCAGAGATTGGAAATTCACAGCTGATTTCCTTGTTACTTATAAAGATGGAACGCAGGAAGTAATTGATGTAAAAGGATACGCTAATGATCGCTTTCCATATATGAAGAAGATGTTTGAATATCGCTATAAGCAGGAGTTAGTTGTTGTTATGAAGGACAAGCAGAAAGGTTGGATAAGAAAATAAAGGGAGCTGAGTAGATGATTCCAAGATACAAGGGTACAAGAGAGTATATGCTGTATATGAAAGAACCAGGTTTTGGGAGTAATCAGTACGTTTGGATATTCGATGTATTTAAGTATCACGAGTTAATGCAACATTTAGAAGAAGGATGGGCTATCCATGACGAGGATAAGAGAGTAGCAGCTTCGCAGAGAACAACAGCTTAATGGATAACGGAACAATGCTTCACAGTGTGGTGGGGGCTGTATTGTAAGCATCGTTCCCTTATTCAACAATGAGATAGTAAAATTTCACGTACCTTATGTGATGTTAAAAAGACAAATTCGAAATAGGGGGATTTCTTCATGGAACAATTAACTTTATTACCGCAAATCGATGACAAGAAAGTGCAAAAGGAAGTAGTCAGCATCTTAAAGGAATACCGCGCATTAAAGATGCGATTCAATAATGAAGTGGAACAAGAAGGGATCAGTCTGTTTCCAGAGTTACGAAATTCGAAAATGATGAGTCAATTTAAAGTAAGACAGATTGAGAAAGTACTAGATGATATTTTAGATGATGATGAAAGAAGTATCATTTCAATGAAGTTCTTAACTAATAAACCTGTAAAGGATTCGTTTGTACAGAATGAACTGATGATAAGTAACTCGTACTTTTATGCGAAGAAGAAAAGCGCTATTAAATTGGTTGCTACAGCACTTGGGATTATTTAAAAATGGCAGAGAAAATGCATAGTTTTTGCGTATTTTTTGAGTGGTTTTTGAGATTGAAATAAACGGTAAGCTATTCCTATAAACAGTTCTTTGAAAAGAGAATACGTTTTGGGGATAGCGTTCCCATTATAATAACGTTACTCGGTGACGCGGAGGCTAGAGGGGATAAGAGCTTCCCGAAATTATTTATATTTTACTTCTCATTGAGTGTATAAGCGTTCCGCCTTTCGTTTGTAGGCTCATAGGTAGTAAAAACACATCTGCTATGTGATTTCTTGTTTTCAATGTTAAAACTGGATCTTTTTACAAATTGGGATATTGGTCTGTTAGATTAAATGAATTACATGTTATAAAAGAAGTTTCAATTGATTTATCAGGAGTTGCTCACGACAATTACTAATGTAAGTCAAGGTTCTTCTTTTAAACAACAAAACGAGCAGAGAGCTTCCGCTCTTTGTTTGAGCCAATATAGCTGAACATTCCCCTCAGTCTTGTGTATTGGTTCAAACAAGGCGTCGGAATAAACACATACGTCTTGATAAAAATTAAAAAACCTTTATAAGAGAGTTACACCATAGCTCTCGAGTCCACGGACTTAAAACGAGAAGATTCTTAGTCTTCTCCCAGTCACCGAACGTAAAGCGCGTAGCTAATTAGAGCTAAAAAATTACATGATGCGGTGGCTTGGAGAAGGTTGAGAGTAATCAGCCTCGAAATGATTGCGAAATTCCCCTTTCGTGAATGTTTCTCCTATCCCCTTGAATATTTTTATAGTTGTAAAAGAGCCGTTACTTAATTGTAGCGGTTTCTTTATTTGAAGAAAGGATGAGGATATGAATAATAGTAAATTAACTATTACAGTGATTGCTAATAATGAATTGTTAGAAAAACAATTAAAGAATAGTACATTGAATGAAGAGGAAGCAGTCAAGGAATTGAGGACTGTAACTATTCCAATGGATAAAAATAAAATCATAAGTATTCCATACTTAAAAAGTGAGTTATAGCATCCATAACGGGTGCTTTTTTCTTTGTTATATAGAAATTACACATTAAACGTGAAGTTGAACAGGAGGATAATAAATGAGTGAATATATTAATATCAAATTTCAAGAAGGACCAATTCAAGAGAATGGAGTGAACGGTGCTCAAATTGAAGAAGTGATTCAAGTATTACATGATAGATTGCAAGGATTCCAAAATGGAGGATTTCCGTGTAATGAAAACACAATGGCAATGCACCATTTAAAGCGAGCGAAAGAATGGTTAGATGAACGCACGGCAAAACGTAAAGCGCAAGGTGTAGAAGGGAAATACGAAAAGCACAATGATTAAAATAATAGCAATTGGTTAGGGGGATGAGTATGACTGAGTATAGGAAGAAGCCAATTGTAATAGAAGCATTTAAGTTTTACGTAGACTCTATACCGGATTGGTTTATGGATAAAGTATCTTCTAACGATATTATTCTTCATAATTGCAATTACAAAAGGTACGGAATTGATGAAGCTTATTGTGAAATTAAAACACTAGAAGGTGTAATGATCGGTAAAGGCGGGGATTACATCATTAAAGGTGTTAATGGTGAGATTTATCCATGTAAAGCAGATATATTTGAAAAGACTTATGAAGCTGTGGATGATATTGCGAGTATGGTAAGTAAGGAAATGGCTCAATTAGAAAGAGTTAGAGTATATCGACATGATTAAATCAATAGCAATTATCGTAGGCGCTGCCGTGATCTAGGTGGCGTCTTGTTTGTTGTTAAGGAAAGATAAGGGGTGAGGGGAATGTATGAGCTGTATGTGAATGATGTATATGTCACAGAAGGTCATAGTGATTATTTATCATTAGCTCTATTCACAATTATAAAAGAAAAATCAAAACCTGAAGATATGAAAATAGAGTTGAAATGGAATGAGGGTATGAAAGAAAAGTCGTGTACTTATTGTGTAGGTCATGGAAAAAGGCATAATGGTTATTTTGAATATCCGTGTAACCATTGCTGTGGCACAGGGACAGTGAAGAACAAGCACCTTTCAAGACTAACAAAACAAACGAACACAACGAACGAAAAAGAAAAGCAAGAATCAAATGATTCCTGCTAGGTGTAGAGCTGTGATTAATTGACTGATAGCGATAATAAGCTCTGATGAAATGTTAATCTCTAATTTAATATTCATATGAGTCTCCTTTCTTTTAAGTCGCTTCACATTCTTCTATCTACAAAAACAAGCCATTCCGTAAAAAAATAAAACGAAAAATACAGTTAGTTAACAAGGTGAAGTTTATGCAGGAAATAACGGCGATTAGGTGCTGAAAACCCGCTAAACTACGCTATGTATAAAATCATGCATAAAGAACTGGAATTATATGTTACGGGAAGTAAGTGGTATCAACGATTTCCCGTAATATTGGTTTTTAAGAACTGCCGATAATTATAATTATGTAAACTAAATAGAAAACATTATGTATGATATATTAATTTCCCTGCATAAATTAGTTTTCGTTATGGATTTTTTAAAATATGATTCTTTTGAGGTGATTGAGTGAAAGTTGAACTTAAAATTAAATTTGAATACATTGACATAACAAGAATCGGAGACGCTGAACAACGTTCAAAACCAACAACGGCCTTTATTCAATTTGATTTAAATAAAGGGGATTCTTTCTTATCTGGAGCATTACCGATACCATTCGACGAATACAAAGAAATGAAGTATCAAGATTTAATTGATAAGATTCATGAAAAAACATCTTAAGTAGCGAATCCGCTGCTTTTTTATTTTGTAAAGGAGTGATGAAATGCTTTATTTCCTATTATATATAGCGATTGGTATGGTATTTGTATCAGCTGGAGCATACGGACCATTACGAAAATTAGTTAAAGAGAGTGACGGAAAAACGGAAGAAGAAAGAGCAACGGTCGCAATACAGTTTCTTTTTACTTTGTTATTTGTAGTTATCATCTGCCCTTTCTGGCCAGTGCTATTAACATTTAAAATCATTGGGTTTTTCAAGAAGGACAAGAAAGAAGTGAAGGTTGACGCTTAAAGGTGTTAGCCTTTTAATTCTATATAAGAGCATATCGTGAGGTGGTGGTTGTGGCACGACAACGTAGCCCGGACAGAGACAAAGCATTTGAAATATATAAAGCAAGTAAAGGTGAGAAAACACTTGTTGAGATTGCAAAGGAACTCGATATAAAGAATCCTTCACAAATCAGAAAGTGGAAATCACAAGATAAATGGGACGAGCAAATGAATGGTAACGTAACTATTGCGAAAAGGAGCGTTACCAATGTTAAAAATCCCAAAACGAAAGAAAAATTAAAAGAGATTTTAGAGGATGAAGAGCTGACCGAAAAGGAACGGCTCTTTTGTTTGTATTACGTGAAATACTTCAACGGTACGCAAGCTGCACTAAAGTCTGGATACTCCAAAGATGGAGCTCATGTGCAGGCTAGTCGATTGCTAAGGCGTGAACGAGTTTCTTCTTATATAAAGGAGCTTAAAGGTGAGTTAGTTGAAAATGTATTTGTAGAAGCGATGGACGTATTGAATGAATACATCAAGATTGCTTTTGCTGATATTACTAACTATGTGGCTTTTGGACAGAAAGAAATTGAAGTTGATGTTGGTGAAAATACAACAGTAGACGAAGATGGGAATGAGATAACTGAGACTCTAACTGAATCTAGAATGATTAATTACGTTGATTTACAAGATCATGAAATGGTTGATGGTTCGATAATCACCGAAGTGAAACAAGGGCGTGATGGTATTTCCATTAAGTTAGCTGACAAGATGAAAGCCTTGGATAAATTGGCGCAGTACTTCGATTTAGTCCCTGACAACTTTAAACGCCAAATTGAAGAGGAACGTCACAAAATGCAGATGGAAGTGCAGAAAGTGCAGGTTGAGAAGACGAAAGCTGAGGTCAAGGAACTTACAGACGACTCCAGCAATGGTAATCGCGTCATTATTGTAAACGATAAGGAAGCGATGAGAAAGGCGATAGAAAATGACCAAGACAGTTAATATCATGGACTTGATGAATACCAATTTCTATTCGTTATGGCTTGCTGAACAATCTCATATCGTCGCAAAAGGCGGACGTTCTTCTATGAAGTCTTCTGTTATTTCTATGAAGCTTATAACAGACTTCTTGGAGGATGAACAGGGCAATGTAGTTTGCTTGAGGAAAGTCGGTAAATACCTTTCAACCTCTATATATGAGCAAATCAAATGGGCTATTTATATGCTTGGTGTAGAGAGTGAGTTTTACTTCGGTAAATCTCCTTTAATTATCAGACATAAGAAAACTAATACTGCTTTTTACTTTTATGGTTGCGACGATCCATTGAAACTTAAGTCTGCCAAGATAGCTAAGGGATACGTAATGTCTCTATGGTTCGAGGAAGCAGCTGAGTTTGCTGGTGTAGAGGATATCGATATTGTTGAAGATACGTTCATTCGACAAGAAATCGAAGGGAAAGAAGTGAAAGTATACTTCTCCTATAATCCACCAAGAAACCCCTACAGTTGGATTAATGAGTGGTTAGATAGCAAAGCTGGTGACGATGATTACTTCATTCATCATTCTACTTACATGGATGATAAAAAGGGATTCTTATCTCAACAGATGATTAGGAAGATTGAAAAGTATAAGATACACGACTTAGATTATTGGCGATGGATGTACGGCGGAGAAGTCATCGGTTTAGGCGATATGGTCTACAACATGAACAACTTCAAGAAGATAGATCAATTACCTGAAGATGATGATTTAATCCTTATTGATATTGCTATAGATACGGGACATCAAGTCTCTGCTACTACTTATCTAGCCTTTGGATTGACGAAGAAAGGTAACGTTATCCTGCTTGATACGTATTACTATTCACCTGAAAACAAGGTTGTTAAGCGTGCTCCTAGTGAGTTCTCAACAGACTTGAATAAGTTCGTTACAGGTGTTACAAAAGAGTTTAATAGATTTATCGATAAGCAGACAATCGATTCTGCTGAAGGCGGATTACGTAACCAATACTTTAAAGATTATGGTATTAGATTGCATCCAGTAGCAAAAAAGAGAAAAGTTGAAATGATTGAAAACGTCTATGACTTATTGTCGCAAGGACGTTTTTTTATTTTGGATACTGAGAACAACAAGATATTTTATGAAGAGCATAAGAAATATCAGTGGGAAGCGAAGACATTAAAGACTCCGAATCCTGAAGTAATTAAAGTAGATGATCACACCTGCGACGCATTTATTTATTATGTTAATGATAACTTGCAAAAACTTAATTTAAAGTACTGATTTAAATGACCACAACTGATATAATAAGATATACAACGAAAGTATATGAGGTGGTCATAATGGAAATCGTTTATGAAAACGATGTAGCTATTGTTGATGGATATAAGTTTAGAAAAGACAAGAAAAGTGGCTATTATCTTTCATCTAAAAAGATTGGCGCCAGTAGAATCAGACTTCATAGATATATATGGGAGAAGTACAATAATGCTCTTCCGAAAGGGTATGAGATACATCATATCGATGGGAATAAAGATAATAATGAAATTGAAAATTTAGTAGCATTAAGTAAAAAAGAACATCTTTTATATCATGGCGAAAATGCTAGTGAAGAATTAATAAATAAATGGAAGAAAAGTTTAGAAGTAGCACGCGAAAAAGCGAAAGCATGGCATCAAAGCGAAGAAGGTAAAGCGTGGCATCGTCAACAAGCTAAAATAAGTTACGCTAAAAGAAAGCCTAAAAAATTAAAATGTAAACATTGCGGGAAAACGTACAAAACAACAAAATACGGCGATGCTAAATTTTGCTCCCCTACATGCCAAACTGCTTTTAGAGTTAAAAGTGGAGTTGACGATGTGATTAGGGAGTGTGTTGTTTGTAGTACTAGTTTTAGCATTAATAAATACAGGAAAACAAAAACTTGTTCTAAATCATGTGCAAGTAAATTAATTCATATAAATCGCAAGTCATCTTAACAGATGGCTTTTTATTATGCCTTCATTAAGGTGGTGAGAACATGTTTAAGGCTATTGTTGATACGGTTAGGAGGTGGATGTACAAGTTGAATCTAATCAAAGGGATTAAGAAGATATCCGATAAAAAAGAGATACCTATTAATGAGGAATCCTACAAGCATATCGATATGTGGAAGGCGTTATACAGCGGTCATTATGACGATTGGCATAACGTTAAGTACCATACGATTGAGGGGCAGAAGAGTAGAAAGATGGCATCGCTAAACATGGCGAAGGTCATATCACAGGAAATGGCTGCTTTAATCTTCAATGAGAAGTGCTCAATCAACATATCAGATAAAACACTCTCAGATGATATTAAGAATGTCCTGGATGAAAATAACTTCATTAAGGAGTTTCAAAGGTATCTAGAGTACACATTTGCTTTAGGTGGAATGGTAATTAAGGTTTACTGGGATGAGGGCATTAAGCTTTCATATGTTACAGCAGACTGCTTCATTCCTATTGCTTGGGACAACAAACATATTACTGAAGGTTTATTCGTTAATGAAATCTCTAAGGGAGATAAGAAGTACACGTTACTTGAGTGGCATTTAGTTGAAGGAAAAGAGTATGTAATAAAAAATGAACTGTACGAGAGTAAGAACCAAGGTGATTTAGGGGTGAAAGTATCATTAACCACACTATATCCCGATTTAGAAGAAGAAGTACGCATTGAAAATTTATCTAAACCAATGTTTGTATACTTTAAACCGAATACAGCAAACAACTTAGATTTAACCTCGCCACTTGGCATTTCACTTTATGCCAATGCACTAAGTACGCTGAAATCGCTTGATATTGCGTTTGATAGCTTCCAAAGGGAGTTTGTTTTAGGTAAGAAACGCATAATGGTACCTACTTCAGCGATTAGAACTGTTATAGATCCACAAACAGGTATACCGCAAAGATACTTCGATGCTACCGATGAAGTGTATGAAGCGATGAACTTCGATGATGGTGCTAAACAGATTCAAGATATATCGGTTGAATTACGTGTGGAAGAACATACCGCTGCTATTAATGCATTATTAAATTATATATCTATGCAGGTTGGTTTCTCTGCCGGGGCATTTAGTTTTGATGGGCAAGGAGTTAAAACTGCTACTGAAGTTGTGAGTGAAAACTCCAAGACATTCAGAACGAAGCAGTCCCATGAAACCGTTATAGAAGATGGTATTCGTGATTTAGTAGATATTATTATCGAAATTGCTGCTCTGTATGATGAATTTGAGAGTACAGATAAATACGAAGTTACTGTTACTTTTGATGACTCTATAGCAGAGGACCAAACAGCAGAGATTAATAAGCAAGTTACGCTTGTTATGAATGGTTTAACTACTAAAAAGTTAGCCATTATGAAGATTCATGGTGTTTCTGAAGAGGAAGCAGAGAGAATCGTAGAAGAAATTCAAAACGAAAATAAACTGGTTATGCCTGAAGGTGTGGATTTCTTCGGTATGAACAATAAAAAACAGAATAATAGTCCAGGAGATGAAGGGTAATGGCACTCCCTCCTGAGAAGTTACAACAACTTTCTATGTTTGTAGTAGATATCTACAATGCAATTGAAGAAGAGTTGCTTTTAAACATGGCCAGAATGCTCAAGTATGATAGGGAATTGCTATTAACTGCCGAGAACTTTGACCAATATCAGCATTGGCGTATAGTACAGCTAAATAAGTTAGGGAAGTTGAATCAACAACAAATGAATACAATCTCCCGTCATAGCGGTAAAACAGCTGAAGAAGTACGGAAGATGCTAGAAGGCGCTGGGTTTACAGCAGTGGAACAACATGAACTGTTATATCAGGAAGCAGTACTAGCGGGTAGTTTGGCTTCTGCTCCTGCAATGCATACGAGCGCTGCGCTAATTGGTATCTTAAACACTTACGAGCAACAGGCATTAGATACGCTGAACCTTGTAAATACAACAATGTTGAAGCAGTCCCAACAGGTTTATCTGGATGTTTTAAACAAGACAGTAGGTAAACTATTGGGTGGTATCATAACGCCACAACAGGCACTTAGGCAGACCGTTTCTGAGTGGTCGCAACGTGGAATCCCTGCTTTGATTGATAAGGCGGGGAGAAGATGGGGAGTAGAAGGATACGTTAGTATGTGCGCTCGTTCTACAAGTCAAAACGTAGCTAATGGTATGCAAGACGAAAGAATGCGGGAGTACAAAGTAGATTTATGCGAAGTATCCAGTTACCCAGGAGCACGGCCGAAATGTTTCGAAGATCAAGGTAAAATCTACAGTTTGAGTGGAAAACATCCTAAGTACAAGCCCTTAAGTAGTACGAGTTACGGTGAACCTGATGGGCTATTTGGTATAAATTGCTCGCATATTCGCTATCCGTACATTGAGGGGTTATCTACTCAAAGGTATTTTCCTCATGAGGATATAGAAGAGAATCGCAGGATTTACAAACAAAGCCAACAGCAAAGAAGCTTAGAACGGCAAATCAGGAAAGCGAAGAAGGAAGTAAAGGTTATGGAAGCGTTAGGCGATACAGAAGGCGTGAAGGAAGCTAAGAATAAGGTATCGCAATGCCAAGTTAATATGCGTGAATTCATTAATGAGACGAAGCGCAAACGTCAATATAACCGCGAACAAATTGTATAGGAGGTGTGAAAGTGAATTTTCTTGTACTATTATTTGCTCATTTGTTAGCTGATTACCCATTGCAAGGTGATTTTCTAGCAAATATGAAAGGTAAGAGCCATATTGTACTAGCTACACATGCAGGGATATGGACAGGAACTGTATTAATAACTGCACACTTCTTAGGGTATAACGTCACTTACTTCGATGTAACCTGGATGTTTATTGTGCATGCAGTTGCAGATTATATGAAAGCAAAGCCTGTATGGTTCTATAAGAAATTGGATTCATTAAAAGCAGGATTGTTAATTGACCAGTCAATACACATTGTTCAAATATTAATCTTTTTAACTTATAAAAGTATGTAATTAAGGAGGAATCATAATGTTAAAACCATTTAGATTACGAGTAAAAGGAATGCAGTTCTTCTCTGAAGGGGGAGACAATCCGCCAGCCGCACCGGAAGGAGGTGAACCAAATGTAGCGACACCAGAAACTACACCGTCGACAAATCAAGAACCACCTGCACAACCGCCAGTGTCTTTCACGCAGGAGCAGATGGATGAAGCTAAACAACAACAAGAAGCAGCATTCTTGAAAAAGTTAGGTGTAGAGAACTTAGATCAGTTGAAACAATCGTTAAAAGGTTGGAATGAACACCAAGATTCTCTCAAAACAGAGCAAGAAAAGACAAATGAAAAGTTAACAACCTTTGAGACTCAATTGCAAGAAAAAAACGAGTCTCTTTTTAATTTGCAAGCAGAAAACGCTGCGATTAAGTCAGGTATTACAGAAGAAAAAAACTTAAATGCAGTTATTACTCTAGCAAAAACAAAGGTTAGTGATGATGTAGATATCACGAAAGCTATCGAAATGGTAGTTGAAGAGTTCCCACACTTTAAAGGTGTAGTGGAAGAACCACAAGGAACTCCAAAGCCTACATTTACAACTGGTCAACATCAAAAGAAAACACTTACTGATGCAGAGCAATGGTCATCGGCATTTAAGTTTTAATCAATATAAAATAGGAGTGATTTATTAATGGCAAAACCAAATTACGCACAAAATTATCAACAAGCTTTACAACAGAAATTTTCACAAGGTTTATACTTCTTCGATCTATACAATACGCCGAATAACCAAAATATCAAGTGGGTTAATTCAAAAACAATTCAAATCCCTCGTATCACTGTTGGAGGGTACACAGATGTTGATCGTGATGTAGTAGGCAATTTCACACGTAGAGCAGATAATGATTGGGAAACAAAAACGCTTGCTCATGACCGTGAGTTTAGAACTTTAGTAGATCCAAAGGATATTGATGAAACAAATATGGCTTTATCTATCGCTAACATTACTCGTGTATTTAATGATGAGCAAAAGATTCCTGAAATGGATAAATACATGGCATCAAAACTATACTCTGAATTCACTTCAAACGGCAAAACAGCAAACACAACTGCATTAACAGTAGATAATGTGTTAAGTATGTTTGATGATTTCATGATGGAAATGGATGACGCTGAGGTTCCACAAGATGGACGTATTCTTTACGTGACTCCTCAAGTGAACAAGTTATTAAAACAAGCAAAAGAAATTCAACGTATGTTAGTTCTTAACTCTAACAACGGTACGGCTAATCGTAATGTTTATTCTCTTGATGACGTGAAAATTAAACCTGTTCCATCAACACGCATGAAAACTGCTTACAACTTCACTAATGGCGCTGTTCCTGATGCTGCTGCAAAACAAGTTAATATGATTCTAGTTCATCCATTAGCTTTAATTACGCCACAACAATATGATTTCGTTAGCTTAGATTCACCAAGCGCAACTACTGGTGGAAAATTCCTTTATTACGAGCGTAAGTATTGGGATGTATTCGCTTTCCAAAAGAAAGTAGAAGGAATTAAATTTAATATCACTGCTGGAGCTTAAGAGAGGCCTTAATGGTTCTCTCTTTTCTTATTCTGAAAGGAGAATGTAAATGAGTAACGTTGTAAAAGTAAAACGATTAAATAAAACACTGAATATCGATGAGGGACGTTTAGATAGTTACCTATTAGATGGATATGATCAAATTGACGAAGACGGCACAATTATCACTCGTGCTACAGGTGGGCGAAATGTTTCGTTAGCTGAATACAATGGCGTCTTAGTTGAAAAAGATGCATTAGTTGCAGAAAATGATAAGTTGAAAGCTGAAAATAGCAAATTAAAAGCTGAAAACTCCAAGCTAAAGAAGAGTGAACCAGCAGAGAAGTAGGTGATCACATGCCATATATAGATACTGATTACTACAATAACGAATACAAAGGTACTCCTGTATCAGATACGACGTTATTAGATAGGTTAATCACCCGTGCTAGTGACCAAATTGACCACATTATTAACTACAAATTAGAAGGTGTCGACTTTGATAAGTTAGCACCTTTTATTAAGAAGCAGGTCAAGAAAGCTACTGCTGCTCAAGTTGAGTTTTTAGCAATCAATGGTGAAACTGCTGCAACTGTAAGTGAAGGCAGTGGCGGTTTTGATGTCGGTTCTTATTCTGAGAACGGAATGAGTGCAGGAGCAGATGATGCGCCTAGTTTCTATGCTCAATATGCAATATCAGTTCCTAAATTCTTAAGCCCTACCGGATTGTTGTATACGGGGTTGTGTGTGAATGGCTAAACCAATCAGACGATCATTATTAATCCATACAATTCAGTATTTAGAATACAAAGGCGAAGATGATACTTGGGGCGGTAGTGATAATTACAAACCTGCTGTGATAATTGAAAGGGTTCGAATTGAGCCTAAGAAAACAGTTGTGTTGAATGGAAATGGTGATAGCACTGTAATGCAAACACTGTTATTTCATGATGCAGTACATTCAACACCAGTAACTTTTAAAGAGAAATCTAAAGTTATATTCAACGGTAAAGAAATGACCGTTAGCAAAGTCAATGACTTTTATGATAGAAGCATCCTTCATCATGTGGAGGTGCTTTTAGTATGATTCGAGTAAATATTCGAGTGGATGCACCTGCTATTGAAGGGAAGGTAATTGAAGCTACTGAAAAGGCACAGCTAGCACTAGATGAGCAGGTGCTTAAAGATAGTAACTTCTACATTCCGAAAGATACAGGTGAGGTAGAGAGATCGGGCATTAGATTCAGCAGACCAGGAGAGGGGCATATTGAATGGAATACTCCTTATGCTCGGAGAATCTACTATAATCCTCAATATAATTTTTCTACAGATGTCAATCCTAATGCTAGAGGTTTATGGTTCGAGGAAGCGAAGGCTAGGCATGTTATGGATTGGACTAGAATCGTAGAAAACGAGATAAAACAGAACTTATAGGAGGACAAATATGATATGGCTAATCGAATCGGTTAAGAAGCATTTAATTGCTACTTTGCCACCAGGTATTCTGTTTGCTCCTATAAAAGCTGATTTATTGGATATAGGTGGAAATGATGCACCACGAAAAAGCATTGCTATCCGTATGATTCCATCAGCACCAGGAGAGCAATATTTCGAAGGTGAAATCATCAATAAACAAATTCAAATACTCGCAAAAAGCAGTAACCAATTAGAAGTAAACAATACAATGGAATTTATCACAAGAGAACTAAATAACGTTCATAGGCGTGTTTTCTACGAATTAGATAGCTCCTATACACTAAGACGATTAAATGTGTATGTGGAGCCTAATTTCGTTGAGAAGACAGCAGCGAACGAGTATTTATATACCGCATTTTTTACTACAGAATTAGAAATAGGAGGTTAATATATGTCATTTTTACTGAACTATGGTTATAAATTCGAAATCGACATAACACCAGGCGGACAAACACCTACAAAAGCTGCCATTGCAAAAGGTATAACGTCTGTTGATCCAGACAATAACGAAGAAACAGAAGAGACATATTACTATGATGGTGGCGGTTCTGCGGAACGTGATGTTACGGGTGGTATGCTTGGTTATGGCTTTGAAGGTCATCGTTTCTATGGGGACAAAGCGCAAGATTACATCTTTAGTTTGCTGAATAAGTTTGGCCCTGATCGTAAGACAACATTTACAGTAACAGAACCGAATGGAGACAAATGGGAAGGTAAGGCAACAATTTCTGAAATTAAAGCACCAGGTGGCGATGCGAACAGTAAGGGTGAGATTGAATTCACTATCTCGTTCGATGGGAAACCAACATTCACAGAAACACCTGTTACACCTTAATGAAGAGTCGTTAATACGGCTCTTTTTCTATTATCTAAAAAGGAGAAATGGATATGACACAATTTAAATTTGAATTTGAAAAGACATATAAAGAAATAGATGTAGCTGGTACTGTGTATCAAGTGGAGTTTAACGATGAGGCGTTAACAAAGTATCAAAAAGCATTTAAACGATTTGATAAAGGGATTAAAGATGTTACTGGAGATGCACTAGATTATGAAACAGCTACAGACGAATCAATCGATGAAGCAGCTCAAAAACAAAAAGAGTTAGTTAAAGATATTGTCGAAACTTTCTTAGGTGAGGGAACATTTGAAGTATTATATGAAAAAGCGGGTAAAGCCTCTGCAAACTTAATGGGACTTGTTCATTATTTAAATGAGCTTTACTTTAATGAAACTCAAAAAAAGGCAGATGAAACACGTAATAAATATCTAAATAACGTGAAGAAATAATGCTGAAATTAACCGAACGTGGATATGACTTCTATACATGGAATGGCGTTCGTTTAGAGTTGAACTTATCCTTTGATAATATCCTTTTATTGTTCGAGTTGTTCGATGATGCAAGTATTAATGAATATCTTAAAACAGACATCGCACTAAATATGTTAGTGGTAGATAAAGTGGCTGTTAATCAGCTAGACATAGAACGCAAATCAACGTTGTTTGTAGATATTTTAAAAGATAGGTTAGATATTGATTTGAAATTATTAATGAATAAGAAGATTAAAGAAATAGAAGAGAAAGAAGAGGAAAAAGCGCCGACAATCCCTACTGTAGATTTTGTAGTGGATGCCGAACGGATTTTTTCCTCTTTTTTGTTTGACTATAATATCGATCTAATTGAACAGCAAGGGAAAATGCAATGGAATAAGTTCATGGCTCTCTTCCGTAACCTTTCTAGCAAATCCCCAATGGGACAAGCGCTTCATTATCGAACATGTGATATTCCGCCGAAAGATAAGACTAATGCTGACGAGAGGAAACGTATTAAGAAAATGAAAGAACTATACGATCTTCCGAAAGCAAAAGCTATTAGAGAACAACAGGAATTCATAGCATTCAAAAAAATAATGGATGCGCAAAAAGATAAGGCGAAAGGTAGGTGAGATAATTGGCAGATGGTCGCGTTGAGATAGATACCAGATTAGATACAGGTAATATACGAAGTGATGTGCGACGTGTAAATGATGAATTGGGTCATATTGGAGACGGAGTTGCAGCTGCAGCAAGAGGATTAACTGATGAAGTCGGTGCTCGATACGATAGTTTGGGAAGACGTATCCGATATACGTATAGGGGAACTTCAGAAGAAGCGAGACGAATGTATAGCGAAATGAGAAGCGCTCACTATCAGCAAGCGATTGCTATGCGTGGGGTAAAAGACCAAATGATTGGTGCTCAATATCAATATTTCAAGTTGGCGCAAGCTTCTAAGAATTATACAGGAACAACTAGAGAGTTTATGGCAGAAGTCCAAAGAGTAGGGAAAGCGCAAAAGGCAGCAGCGGATGCATCTATAAACGCAAATAGGTTAGCTATGATGGGAATGCTTCAGACCATTGGTTATATGAAGAATATGACCACCCAGGCGACTCGTATCCGTGAAAATTATGCAAGGATGGCGAACCCTCTATATACAATCAATAGTGCGGGATTACGTGCGGCGGATGGGCTTAATAGGTTGGCTAATGCAGGTAACGCTTCAGTACTTGCTTTGAAAATGTTAGGTCCAACTGCAAGTATGAAAGACCTAAGAAATATGACCATGATGATTACGCAAGGATTAATGAGATTTCAAATGGTAGCATTAGGGGCTGCGGTTACAGCGGGCCTCTTTTATGCGGCGTTATTTAAGGCAGCTAAAGGACCAGATCCTTCTGAAATTTATAAACAACAAGAGGAAGCGCTGACTGCTTATAGAGATGCAGTACAGCAAAGAACAACAGAAATTATGAATGCTTGGAGTTTATTTGAAGAAGTTCAAATGAAGAAGACAAGTGGTAAAAAGCTCATGCAAAACCTAGAGGAACAAGTCGGGATATTGGGTAGGTGGAAAGATAATCTTGCTAGTATAGCGCAAAGAGCAGGTTCAGAATTCGCCAATTATCTCGCTCAAATGGGACCACAATCAGCTGAAGAAGTAAAAGCCATATCCAAAATGACCGAACCTGAGTTACAAAAGTATGTTGGACTATGGAAAGAGAAAATGAGTTTAGCGAGATCTCAAGCAACTACGGAATTACAAGGGTTAAAAGAAGAAACTGATAGGAAAATAAAAGAACTTCAAGATTCTTTAACCCCACTTGGGTTAGCGTGGGAGAGAATGAAGGGAGCCTTTGTTACAGCGATTCAACCTATGGTCGATGCTTTTGGAATGCTCATGACTCCTATAGTGAATTTTGCAGCGAAAATGTTTGAACTTATAACGTTATTTAATCAGGCGCATCCTACATTAGCTCTTATAATACAATCGATCATTATGTTAGTTCCTGCGTTAACTTTACTGTTATCACCTCTAGCTATCGGTATTGGTTTATGGAATGGCATGTTGGCAGCTTGGAATGCTATTTGGATGTTAATTGGGCCACTTATTACCGGATTAGCTGCTATGAGTGCCACTGTATGGGTAGTGGCAGCTGCAATTGTAGGACTAGTTGCTGGATTCATATATTTATGGAATACAAGTGATGGATTCAGGAATGCTATTATTGCAACTTGGGAGATTATAAAGACCGCTACAGCAGCGGCATGGAATTACATTTTAAACGAGGTATTAATACCTATTTGGAATGCAATCGTTAGTTTTGGTCAACAACTATTCGGTCAGTTAAAAGAATTTTGGCAGCAAAACGGCGATAATATCATGCAGATCGCGGAAGCAGTTTGGAGTTTTGTAAAAGCTAATGTTATAAATCATGTTACGACAATGGTAGCTGCTGTCAAAACCGTATTCTTTGTGTTGCAAAGTGTTGTTCAATCGGTTTGGGGCGCTATAAAACAAATCATATCTGGGGCGCTAGATGTTATTTTAGGCGTTATTGGCGTCTTCGTAAATGTTTTAACTGGAGACTGGGAAGGCGCTTGGGAAAGTGTTAAGCAAATTTCAAGTGGTGCTTGGGAAATGATGAAAGGGACAATGAGACTCGGTGCTGATGCTGTTCTCGGGATTATAAAAGGTTTAGGAAAAGCTTTTGGTGGTGTATTCGAAGATATAGCAAATTCTTTCTATAATGCAGGAAAAGGCTTTATGGAGATGTTGATGAAAGGTTTAGAAAGTATGAAAAATAAAGTTACTAGCACGATTTCTGATATCGCAGGATCGATTCGCGACTTCCTACCATTCTCTCCTGCGAAAACAGGACCTTTAAGTGACTTAGACCACTTAGATTTTGGTGGTCCGATCTCTGACAGCATTAAATTAGCATTCCCTCAAGTTAGTGGGCTAATGAGTCAATTACTAGACCTTCCTGATATTACAGCGAATGCGCCAGCTCAAGGATTGCAAAATAGGGCTGTTAACACTACAAATAACAATACACCTATATCTGTTACGTTAAATTACAACGGAAACGGTAATGAAAACGACATGATGCATATGGTTGATATGATTGAGGGCGAGTTGAGTAGAAGACTTGCAACAAAACAATTCATGTTAGGAGGGAGATAATGGGATTAATTATACAAAGATTAAACGGACAACCAATCGACATATCAAATTACAATTTAAGATTAGTAGAATTTGACCCAGATTCTCCTGAATATAAAACGAGTTACGAAGACGTAGAGGGTGCTGATGGAGCGATTGACCTTGGCACTACTATTGGGATAAGAAAGTTAAAGGCTGTATGTAAAGTAAGCGCAAGAGATATGTACGATATTGCATTACTTAGAAATGAAATATTCCAATTGTTTCATAGTAAAGAAGCGTTCTATCTAATTGATAAACGCGAAATGGGAAAACGGTGGTTGGTGAAAGTGGATCCCTACACCATAAGTACACTCCGTTATGTCAGGTCAGAAGTAACCCTGCAATTTATAGCTGCTTTCCCGTTTGCCGAATCAATTGGTACAACGTTAGATGATTTCACCTTTGATTCTGGATTATGGCAAATAGGACAAGGATTAATCGCAGAAGATTTAAGTTATATCCATAGCGTTTCATCATTTCGTATTTATAATGCTGGCAATGTACCAATCAACCCACGAAGAATGCCTTTATTAATTACATTTAAAGGAGCTTCAACAAATTTAAAAATACGAAATAAAACAACTGGCGATGAATGGTCTTATACTGGTACGACTACTGCAAATGATATTATTCGCTTAGATCGAGTCAGAAGCACCAAAAATAGCTTATCTATTTTCCGTGACACAAATCGAAAGTTAATATCTATAGAGTCGGGTTGGAATGACTTTGAAATCACAGGGGCTACAAGCCCTTTTTCTATTTCATTCGATTTCCGGTTCTATTATTTGTAATGTGAGGTGAGAATTTGGAACTTATTTCAGTAACTGATTTAGCAGGTAACACAGAACCTTTAGTGGGGTTTAAAGGATTAAGGCGGCGCAGAGCGATAAATGGCGAGAAAATATTAAGCTTCTCACTTTATCCAAGTGAAGATAATAAATTTTCATTCGATTTCGTAAAAGAAGAAAGTCGGATTGAGTTTGATGGTGAGACTTACATTGTAAAGTCCCTTCAAGAAATAAATGTTGGAAAGACTTATTTTAAACAAGTGGAGTGCATACATGAGTTCTTTGTGAGAATGAATCAGAAACAGAAAGACACTTCTCACACAGGGAGTATGACTATTCAAGATGCGACTAATTTTATATTTGAAGGAACTGGATATCAACCAGTTATTATTGACCCGTTTTACGCAGAACGCTTCGAAAACTTCGGTAAAGAGAATCGATTAGCTTTACTGAATAAGGCGTTAGGACGTTATAAAGCAGAAATCACTATCATTAGTAATCAAGTTAGGTTTAGAAAGAAAATCGGAGAAGATACAGATTTTCAGTTTCGATATAATTTCAATGTAAAAACGTTTGAAAAAGATGTTGATACAAAACCACTTAGAACGTATATAAAAGGTTACGGTAAGGATGGTTTAGTCAGAGAGTATACTAGTCCGAACAAAGATATATTCGGTTATAGTGAAGCTCCTATATTAGAAGATGAACGTTTTACTACTATTGAGGGGTTAGACGCCGCTTTAAAAGAGTCATTGCAAGACACTCCGGTAGTGAGTATTACAATTGATTTCGTCGATTTACGAAAGGCTGGGTATCCTTACATTATTCCAAATGAAGGAGACCGAGTCTTTCTTATTTATGAGCCGATGAATGTGGATATAGAAGCAAGAATTATTGAAATTGAAGAAGAATATGATGAAAACCTAGACCCTATTAGAACAAAAGTTACATTGTCCAATAAAAAGGATGATTTCGCTGGAACTCTATTTGATTACGTTGATAAAGGCTTTTCCCGAATACTAGATGATGGCGGCAAGGTCAAATACAACGTACTTGATGATGCGGTTAGAATCGCTACTGAAGCGATCAAGAGCGCTCAAACGGAGTTGACATTCGAGAATGGTATCTTAGCGATCAATCCAGAAAATCCGAATGAGATTGTAATCTTTAATAGCGCTGGTATTGGTATTAGCCGAGACGGTGGCCATACCTTCAAAGAAGCGTTAACTTACGAAGGGTTAGTGGCGAGTGTAGGTGTAATTGGGGAGTTAAGCGCCAACCATATCAGAGGTGGCTTGTTAAAATCTCTAAACAATCGATTCCAAATTGATTTAGAAGCGTCTGGTATTGACTTTTATTCCGAAACAGGAAAATTAGTAACTCAAATCACGCAGGCAAAAACACGCCAAGCAGATGGTAGTTCAGCCGAAATTACTTACTTTGGCGTATCTGAAGCGGCAGGGGTAGCAACAGGTTTGGCGCTCGGTAAACGTGCATCAGATGGTTCTTTTGGTAACTCAATTTATGTAGAAAGTCGATACGGCGATGTTTATATGCGCCCACCGACATTGTATATCATACCTTCTGAAAAAATGAGAGTAGAAGCTCGTGCAGAATTTCACCATCCTGTTAGATTCGACGCTTCACCACTTTCTAAAATCGAAGGAGCAATGAAAGGGGAAGAATGGACGATTGTCCCAGGAGAAGGTACAAAAGGCGGAGTTGCAATCCGTCCTTGGACTTCAGGAAACGGTTCGTTAGGGACAGCAATTCACAGATGGGATGAAGCTTGGATCGGTTGGATTAACGGAAGAGATATCGGATTAGTCTACAAAAAAGTAGACGATACAGCATTTGCAACTGGCGAGGCGCAAAGAACTGCTGACTGGGCTTCTGGTCGTGCGGAATTAGCAATTACAAACGCAGCAAACGCAGCAAAACAAGCTGAAGATAATAAATTCGCTATAGGTGAAATTAATCGTCGTTTAGATGATGCGTTTAGACGTATAGAAGCTTTAGAAAGAAAACCTTAAAAACTAGACGAGTTTAATATACTGGTCTTTTTTTATTACAAACTACATTTAGGAGGAATTCAATATGACACAACCAGTTCAAATTTATTTAGGAGTACCACAAAAAAACGTATTAACAGTTTATGAAACACAACAAGGTAAACAAGTAACAATCAAGCAAATTGTCTTCTCTAGCGCAGAGACAACGGATTCTAAGATTACGGTAACAGTTAACACGGTGGATATTATGAAAGATTTTGTAGTAAAGGCAGGAGAAACAAAAATTATTGATCTTACAATCGTCCTGAATCAAGGAGATAGATTGCATTTACAACAAGAAAAATTAAATGCCATTAACGTAATGATTACTGGGGTCTTAGATCCTTTAGCTCCGGTATATCAATAATAACTAAGAAGAGTACACAATGTGTGCTCTTCTCTTCTTTTATTTTATTAGACATCAAGGGTGAGAATCGATTTGGTCATTGATTCAAACCAATTGGTTAAAAAAACTAAACGCACCATAAACTAAGGAGGTTAATCATGACAATAAAAGAACTAGGACCTAATTTAGACAAAGACTGGCGCAATGACCTCAATAATAATTTTAGAGAGTTATCTGGGATTCAAGGGTCTGTTAATGACGCTGTAAATAAAGCGAATACAGCAGATCAAAAAGCGCAAGAAGCGAAGTTTACGGCCGACTTAAATCACATTAATACTATTGATAGTCAACAAAAAATTAAGGGAAGTGTCCTGTTTGATACTCCGCAAGTAAATATATTCAATTCTAATACAGTGACGATGGGGTATTTTTTAATTAATGGTAATCCAACTGTTAGTCCAGGGAACTGTTATAGTGATTATATTTCTGTTACACCTAATAACACGATGTGGTTCACTAGACTATTAACTTCTGATGCTGGTTCATTATATGATATTAACAAAAAAATAATTTCTAAATTCATAGGGAACGGAACGAATTTGTATACGATACCGGCTAATGTATATTACATCAGAATTAACATTTCTTTATCAGTATCTCCATTGAATTCATTTATGGTAGTTAAAGATTCGGCAGCTCCTTCAAGATATTACGATTATCGCGTAGGGAAAATTAGTGGTTTGAAAATTAATAGTGATCATATAGATGGTGGCATATTACCTGAACAATTGGCTGAATCCGATATATTGAATCTTTTTGACGTAACTACTTCTTTATCAGGAAAAGGAGTAGACAACTCAGGGAATATAGTCGATTCCGCTGGTTTATATTTGAATAGATATGTCAAAGTAACTCCTGGTGAAACAATCGGTTGTACGCATAATTTCTCTACTCCTGGATGTTATTACACAAATGAATACAACTTCCTAAAAAAAATTGATTTCACTGAGACAGGTGCTGGTAGCGGATGGTTTACATCAACTGTACCAGACGGGGCATCGTTTGTAAGGGTTAATGTGACAACTAGTGCTCTAAGTTCGTACATGTTGAAAAAATCAATAATCAAGCCCGAATCGTACTCTCCTTATAGAGTTAATCCGAAGTGGCTTCAATCAAGTGCTGATACACTAAAAGGATCTATTAATCCAGAGCAGCTTGCTGATGTTGAAGTGTTAAATTTATATGATATAGAAACGTCATATAAAAGTAAATATAGATCTAATGCAGGCGTTGTTGCCGATAGCACAATAATAGACCTATCTCGTTTTATTATTGTAAGTCCTGGCGAAATTTTAGGTTGTAATTTCAACTATACGCAACCTGGAGCGTATTTAGATTCCGAACAAAGATGGATTAAAAAAATCGATTTTACTGAGACCAGCACAGGTAGTGGATGGTACACATCAACTGTCCCTAATAACGCACGATTTGTTCAAGTGAACGCTGTGAAAAATGATTTGCCGACGTATATGCTGAAAAAGTCAGCTGAAAAACCAAAAGGTTATTCGCCATATAGTACAAAGATACCTTGGGCAGTTCTTTCTACCAGCAAGCTATTTGGAAAATTGATTGCTACATTTGGCGATAGTATTACATGGTTAGATGGGAAGGTCATTGCAGAAGCTGGTAGCGAACCGGTTAAAGGCTATCAATATTATATGAGAAAGGCTGGAGCTATCGTTGATAATTTCGGGCACAGTGGCGCCACTATCGCTCGTTCTGGCATTGGCGGTGTAGGATGTATTCTTGATGATATTAAAGCTCAAGATGTTACGAAGTATGAAATTATTACAATCGCCGGAGGAACAAATGATGTTGGACAAAACGTTAACTTTGGAGTTGTTGGAGTAGAAGAAGATACAACATTCGATGAAACTACAACATTCGGAGCATTACGTGCAGCTATTGAATATATTCGTTCGAAAAATCCAAAATGCAGAATTTACATTAGTACTCCAATTAGATCAGGTAGAGCGACAAGACCATCAGCTAAAATGCAAGAAGTATCCGAAGGTTTACGCAACATTGCAAAAATGTATTCTTGTCCACTTGTTGATATGCATGCTGAAAGTGGCATAGGAAAAGGGACATATTCAACACATTTATACGATGATTTACATCCAAATAACGATGGATTCCGTGCAATGGGAGATTACATTGTAGGGCAATTAACGGCTAAGTAAGAGGTGGTATATTGTTAAAAATCTACAACAAACAAATGTAATTAATAATTATAAGTAGTTAAAGGAGAAATTGTGATTCAAAGCGTGCAAAAGCAGGCTTTTTTATTTTGAAAAAAGGAGTTGAACCAATGCATGAAATTCAAGATTTAAAACAAGAGATCCTCCAAATTAAATCAGATCAAAAAGATATGCAGCGTGATATCCGAAACTTAGAAACACGTACTACTGTCAACGAAAAGGACATTGTAAATATAAATAAGCTTCTTGATAAAATCAGCGCCAATACTACATGGATTCTACGTATTATTATTGGAGCAATAGTAGCTGGTTTATTAGGATTACTAATGAAAGGTGGCATGTAATATGTCAAAGGATAATATCAAAAAACGATTCCGCAACTGGAAAACATGGGTTGCGGTTTTTTCTTTGCTTGGATTTTTATTTACTAAATTTGGTGTGCCAGAAGCTAAGAGTTTCTTAGATGAATTAGCGCCTTATTTACTGACTTTAGGCATTACATTAGGAATTTGGTCGGACCATGAGACAAGCTCTGAATATGATAATAAAAAAGGAGATGTAGAGTAATGGAAATCAGAAAAAACTTAGTTGCTTCAAGTAAATATGGTACAAAGTGTCCTTACACAATGAATCCAGAATTCATTACAGTCCACAATACTTACAATGATGCTACAGCAGAAAATGAAGTGGCTTATATGATTCGTAATGATAATCAAGTCTCGTTTCATATTGCAGTAGATGATAAAGAAGCTGTACAAGGAATTCCTTTAGAGCGTAACGCTTGGCATTGCGGTGATGGTGGTGGTAACGGAAATCGTAAATCTATCGGAGTTGAAATCTGCTACTCTTTAAGCGGTGGAAATCGATACTATAAAGCGGAAGATAATGCAGCTATCGTTGTAGCTCAACTAATGAAACAGTACAATATTCCAATTAGTAAAGTTCGTACACACCAATCGTGGAGTGGAAAGTACTGTCCGCATCGTATGTTAGCGGAAGGACGTTGGAACAGCTTTATTGAGAAAGTACAAAGCGCTTGTAAAGGCAAAGGTGTGAATAATGCTCAATCTAACGTACAAGCCAACGAGCCTTCATTCGCTCCTACAGAATGGAGAAAAGGACGCATCCGTTGTAATGTTAACGTGAACCTTCGCAGTCGTCCTGTTATCGCTGATAATGTGATTCAAGTATTACCAGCTGGTTCAGAGCATACATTTTATGCAATCGTTCCTGAGAAGAACAGTCCTCACTGGTGGTACGACATTGGTGGCGGTAAGTTCGTAAGGGAAGATAACGTTAAAGAAGTTTAATGTTTAAAGGCGTTTTTTTATAAAAGAATAGTTTGGTAAACAATAAGAGCCGTCCTGTTGGGCGGCTTTTTCTACTTACATCCAAAAATCATCATAATGGACATCTTTATTCGTTAACTTCTTTAATGTCTTTACAATTTTTTGTGCATTCTTCATAGTTGGTGAAAATTTATCTCCTTGGCATACACGACTAATAGTAGATTTACTTACCCCACTATTTTCTGCTAATTCTTGTTGAGTAATTTTGTTTTTCTCCAGAAAATTGGAGAGCTTCGATTTTCTCCCTTTGCCAGATATAAGCCATCCCATCTTAATCACTCCTGTTTTTAAGTTCTTAGTACAAGAGTGGGCAAAAGTTTCATTTTTTAAACATCCCGAAAATAGGAATCTTAATTATTATGAAAACCTACGTTTCAGTAAAGATAACTTCTTTCCTGGTTCTTCAGCATAATACTTCATGTAATCACACATCAAAATATTAATTAGTTTATCCGCTGTGTAACCGTGTAAAGGGAATGAATGAGCCATATCAGAAAAGAATACTTCAATCCGCCTCAACGTCCTTCTATCAATTTTCACATCAATCGTTCCGTATCGTTCATCATTTTCATTAAATTCTAATTCATAATCTGTATAGTGCTTCTTACTTTCTAAAATTTGATACAGCTGCTCCATACTATTCTTAGACCTTATATGTTCCAGAAAGTCCTCCACAAGTATCTCAGCTAGATCACTAGCGTTACACTCGTAATCTTCCTCTTCCATATCTTCAATAATAATATTCATTCGGAATAAGTAGATTTTGAGCATCTTAACTTCAAAACGGTATTTCTCTTTTAATTTTAATTCAATTTTAGTTCGTTCCCACCAGTTCCCAGCACTCATTAGCTGTATTTCTTTTGTCATCACATCGTATTTACTGTACATGTTGTCACCTCTCACATTGTGCGTAATGCAAAGCATAAAATACGTGTCGCAGCTGCTCTTTGTGATATTCCCCACTCGATTGCTAATTGGACAAGCTTAGAGTGCGCTCCCTGCTCCAATTTCGCATGGATGTACTTTTTAGTGTCTCTATATTCATACGCATGTATTTCGCTTATATAATCAATTTTGAGATGTTCTGTGATTATTTTGGACATATATTGTGTAGTGGTTATTCCTTCTTGGAATGCTGAGGATCTTATTAGTTGTCTTTGTATTTCATTTACGGGGATTTTTACATCTTTCTTTTTATCAGAACGAGTTTTACGAGGTTGTTGGTTTGTTATTGTAGTAGATTGTTTTCGAGGTTCAAACATAGGGTTGATTACACTCATGAAGCTCCCCTCTTTCGAAAATTCACCTCTTCCCTCTCTTTTATTCCAGGGCCACTTTTCCGAAATGCCATTATTCCATGAAAAAACGTCGAGAGAGAGGGAGAAGAGATATTTTCTTTAGATAATTATTTATAAACTAAAGTCGCCATCTTTAGATAATTTAGGTCTTTTCTTTTTAGGCGCTTCTTGTTGAGGTTGTGGCTCTTCTATTGCAATAGGTGCTCCTGATACATTCGGCATATGAATACCGCTACTTCCACCATTGCTTGCAATGTAATAGCGTATTGCATGACGTACTGTTTCTGCTTTTCTGCTTCTAGGAATCTTTTTTAACCATTCATGAATGTCTTTATCTAGCTGATCATCATAACTAAGCTGATAAATTTTACTCGCCATCTTCTTCACTCACTTTAAACATCCCATATTTGAAAAATCCTTCTGCGTTTGCTTGTTGTGGTTTTTCTGCCACCTTCACGCCACCAACTAAATCTTCAATAGCGCTTGCGAACAATTCCGCTCCACCGCCAGTAATAATGATTTCATCGAAACGATCGAACGTTTTCCATGCGTTTTTAATACCTTGTTTAATCTTTTCAGATACTTGGAACACAGCTTTCGGTTTAACTTCTTCAAAATCAATAATGTGACGTTCTGAAAGTTTATACTGTCCTGATTCAAAGAATGGTTCAACATGGTAGTATTCCACTTTAGCATTAGAATTTTGAGAATTGATATAATCAGCGATTTCTTGATAAACATCCTTCATTCCAGCCTCAACTGATTTGAACTCGTTTTCACGACGTAGTCCAGTGATTGAGTCTAAATCTGTTGTCCCTGTTCCGATATCAATTACTCCTACACGAATATCTTCGTAACGTTCATCAGCTACGAATCCCTCTGTATCTAAGTATTGGCCCATTACAGTTCCGATAGGTTGAGGTAAAATGATAACTTCTTCTACATTAACCTTTACTGTTTTACCCTCGATTTTTACTGTATGTAACCCTTCGAAAACTTCTTTTAGATTATTAGCAGCTTCTGTACCAATTTCGTTACTTGGTACACCTGTAATTACAATTACTTCGTCTGTTGGTTGCACTTTACTTTTAAGAGCAAGATCAGCAAGAGCAATACTTGTTAACACTTTGTATAAAGGTTCTTTATATCTGTTTTGGAATCCATAAGTTGCAAATACATCTTTTACTTTTGTAATGTCTTTTCCCCAAACATATTCGATACCTTCAATTTCATAAGTCTTTAATTTTGCTTTTTTACCTGTAATTGATTCCCCTACATCCTTTTTAAAAGCCACTAATGAAGGTAATACTCCTGCTGCAACTTCACTTCTACCTTTAATGTTCCCATTGCCGTGGTCGATTACTAATACTTTTTTCACCAAATACACAACCTTTCTAGAATCATTGTATAAAACTTTATTATTTATAAATCAATTATACAGCAGACAAACTATGTTTCAATAAAAATATTAAAACTCTACACAATCATACTATTAAACTTCAATTGTTTTTATTCCTCATTTCTAAAACGTCAAAAAAGAAACAGTAGCAGTCTCATTTAACCCAAAACCGCCACCATTTCTTCTTCTCCTGTACAACAGCTAACAGCTTTTTAGTCTCTTGTTGTTCTCGAATCGTCTTCATGAGTAGTTCGTCATGGCTATTTATCCGTTCTCCAAGACGTTCCTCTGCTATCTGAATCGCTTCTTTCATCTGTTGCTTCATTTCTTCTTTAAGTTCTTGTTTAATCTCATCTCTAAGTTGTTCTTTCAATTCATATTTCCAATCATTAAAAGCTAGTTCTTTCAGTTCCTTCAAGGCTTTATCACGGTCGTTATCTCTAATAAGAGGCGCAGGAACAGCCCCCGTTCCACCATTCCTATCTTCTAAATTGTATTCTTCGGCTATGACTTTAGCAGCCATGGAACGTGTCGTTCCAACGTTCCCGATAAGCGATTGGAACTTTCGTAATGCTACCAAGTCATGTTCCGTGAAAGCGCGGTTCTCTCTATTTTTTCCGTCCTTAACTTTGATAAATTTATATCCGTTCTTCTCAAGTTCCAAACACCATTTACGTAAGTAACTGTCACTTATGCCAAGAGTTTCAGCGACTTCTTTTGTCCAATAAGATTTTTCTAATGAGTCACGATCCCCGTTCCAATGTTCCTTATCCATTTTTATTCGTTCCTCCTTCCGTTCCTATTGCAACATTCTCGCCAAAAAGTGTCAATCCTCCCTAAAAGTTTTTGACAATAAAAAAGAAGACAAGCATCGCGCTTATCTTCCTTCGCCTTGTAACTATATGAAACTTGTATTACAATTGTTGTAGAAATTAATCGAATAAATGAGAAAGAGCCCTAAATCCTCCGCGACCAAACTTTGGATTTAAGACTCTCTGATAAGTTACACAAGGTGTATACCCTGTTGTTAATTAATTTATGTCTCTATGATATCAAATTTAATCAATAAGGTAAATACTTTTATCTCCTTGTGTGACTTCCTTTTATTCTCTAAGGAGGTCTATTTGTGTTAGCTATACGGCAATCACAGGAAACATTTATTGATGAATGGCATGAATGCTATCTATCAGAACATAAAAAAAGCGGATATATAGCCGTTTTAGATCTAAGCGGTAGCGAGAAGAAGCAATTATGGATAGGCACGAACGATGTTAAAACTCTTTCAAACATGTCTACCCCTTCAAATAAGGACTTTTATCTATCTCTGAATAGTTTCACATTCGGAAGTAGGAAAGCGACAGATTTAAAGCAAATAAGAAATATTGGTGTGGATCTAGATTTTTATAAGTTGGATATTTCAAAAGAATACGTGATTCAGAATTTACAAGATTGTATCGCTGAAGGATTGTTACCATGTCCAAACCTTGTAATGTACGGAAGAGGAATGCAGCTGATTTACACTGTACAAGGCGGAGCTGCCCCGCAAATGGCGTTTTTATCTCAATACATAACGAATCATTTCATAAAGATGTTAATGCCATTAGGAGCCGATGGATCATGCAGTGACCTTTCAAGGGTTTTACGTATGCCATATACGACTCATAGCAAAACTGGAAAGCAAATAGGTCTTGAAATTTGGACAAGACGTGAGCATGATTTACAAGAATTATATGATTATGTGCCACCTTTAGAGAAGAAGAGACAACCAAAACGCACCGCGACACGTAAAAAAGGGTCAATTTCAACTATTCCGAGTCAAAAAGGCGTGATGAACCTTTATAGTTTGAATACAAAAAGGAAATCCGATCTAGAGAAGATTGTAATGCTCAGAAACGGCGAAATAGAGCATAGACACGACATGACATACATTTATGCCTTTACCACTGCTTTAATCGTTAAAAACCAAACAGCGACGCTAGAAATGACGTTTCAATTAAACAATAAGTTCAAAGAACCACAGAAACGAAAAGAAATAGAACGGACGGCAAAAGATGCGTACAAAGATGCGATTGCATTTTTCGATGCTTTTTCGGCTAACAACTTCAGTAAACAAGGATTACCATACAGTTTAATAAAACCAATGAAAACAGAGACGATTTTTAAAAAACTAGACATTAAACTGACAGAAGAAGAGCTTGAAGTAATGGATACACTGATTGATTCTGAAGAAATTAAGAAGAGAGACAAGCTAAGAAAACGAAAAGCACGTGGATCTGTGAGCAAAGATGAATATTCTAAGAAATTATCTGAGGGGAAAAACGAAAAAATAGAAAGTATAAAGAAAAGTATAAAAGAAAATCCAAAAGCCTCTATCAGAAAAATAGCCGAAATAACAGGATTGTCCAAGTCAGTAGTAGCTAGATTAAGAAAAGAAATATAGTGTCCTATAGCTGTCCCTTTAAAGCATAAGTTATATGTGTTTTTAGTCCATAGAAGAAGTGTCCCACCCTTGTCCTTTTAAAGCAATAGTTATATGCGCACTGGTCTGTCTCTTAAAACAGTAGTATCTGAGTTGTTAACTATTTAACTCTTAACCTCCTATTTAGGGGGTTTTTATTATGGTGGGGGGACTGTTAGAATAGGCCCTATTTCCGAATTTGGTTTTATCATTCATCTACAGTACGTGAAATTTCATAAGTTGAATATTTGTTTTATACATGTTTTATTTTACAATTGATTAGAATGATGAAATTTAAGGGGAAAATTTTATGACTATTAATCTTATAGAAAAGAATTGGATAGATGATTTTATTAAAACCGATGCATTTTCAGAGGCATTAGGAATGGTATGGCGTAATGGTTATAAATCAGCAGGTTATTTTCAATTTACTCATAAATCACAAGCAATGGTAAAGAAGTTTGCTGATTTCTTTGGGAGAGAAACAAGATCAAGATATCGTGAAGACAAAGGATATGTGGAATGGTATATGACTATGAATAGTGGTCATCCGTTTATCAGAAAAGCAAAAGAATTAGGGTGGACTCCAATACAAGAAAAATCTAGGGCATTTCCTAAAGGTGAGTTTAACAAAGAAGTATTTGTTAAGACTTATATTTTAATGAGACACGATGTAGGAATAATGAGAGAGAAACGTCCTAAAAATAAGATTTATACTAGACCCCGTTTACGCATTCATGGATCTACAGACATATTGGAACACTTAAATGAGTTTATGTTCGAGGAATTAGGGATTAAAAAGAAGAAATTACAGACTGACAGTAAAATAGCAAAAGCAAAAACGTTATATTTTCAATCATATAAAGATATAGAGAGTATTTTGAAATACATTGGCGCTTCAGAAACGTTAGAAATGTTATATTCGTTTGATTTAGGTTTTCATGATGCCGATGAATTTAAAGAGACCCATCTAAGGGAATAGGTGGGTCATTAGGGTACTACTATCTCAGTGCACAAAAGGGAATTTGTATTTAAATAATAGCATATCCTTAAAGTCCTTATATTGAGAAATAAAGAAAAGACACCCTAAGGTGCCTTCCTCCGACTTGAACCACTTTAATTTTAATAATATGTATTGGACGCCAATCCAATTATTATTTTACCATGTTAAGTAATGTTAGTCATTGAGAAATAAGAAAAGCACTCTTTCGAGTGCCTTCAACTATTCTACTTTTAATTTGATTTCTTTACCCATCATCCCGCCACGTGCTTTTAAAACTAAGCCTTGTGCATCAGCTGGAACATCAAAGATGATTTTACCTGTTTGAGATAAACCAGGGTTAAGTTGTTTTAAGAAGAAATCAGAACTTCCACCATTACCTACATCAAAAGCAGTTTGAGCTTGTGTAGAGTATGTAAACTCACGATCTTTATTATCAACTAATTTGAAGCTGTTAGCATCAACAGTGATAGCATCTTTTTGATTGTTTGTAATAGTAATTTCAACTACTTTAAACACACCTTGTGCTTTTTCTTTCAAGTATTCTCCACCTACTGAATCTACCGATTCTACAGATCCTACAGCGATTTTAACTTTAGAGGACTCGCCTTCTTTAGAAAGTTCCTTTTTAGGCTCTTCTTTTTTTGGTTCCTCTTTCTTTTTAGGTTCTTCCTTTTTCACTTCTTCTTTTTTAGGCTCTTCCTTAACCTCTGTAGAAGCTTGTTGAGTTGTTTCTTTAGCTTTAGGTTTCTCTTCTTTATCTTTTGTTGGTATTAATATCATAGCTAACACAAGGCATACAATCGAACTAATAAAAAGTTTCGCCTTAGGTTTTCTTTTAAACAGAGCAATGATAAATAATACAAACAGAACAATTGAAGCTAGAAAAATCAGTACTGCTAGTGTTTCCATATCCAATTCCGCCTTTTCTTATTTTTTGGTTCAGTATGTAAGATTTCCGAGCTTATCATAGCAAACAACTAATTCGAATATTGTCATATTTTGTCGAATGAAAATAAAAAAAGAGAGCCGAAGCCCTCAATGTCAAATATGGTAATATTATGTAAAATTTTACCACTGTTCAATGGAAAACATTTCCCCTACAATGAATTTAAATCAGAACGTATCTTGGTTATCTTTAATCATTTGAATGAACAATAACACTTGATTGCAAAAACGCTCTTTCTGAGCATCGTCTAACGCCCCATACGTTGACCTAGCTTCAGAAATGACTTGCTGTATTGGTTCATCCTCGAAATTGTTAGAGAAACCTACAAGGACGTCTAAAGAAACGTTGAAAAAGGAGGCGATACTCGCTAAAGTTTGAATATCAGGTTGGAATCGATTAGTTTCCCAATTCTTAATTTGACTCTGACTTAAATTAAGAGTTTCAGCTAACTCCGCTTGTGTTAAATCACGCGACTTTCTTAATTGTTTTAAAGTTTGTCCAAAGATTATCATAGTAATTTAAGTATAAATATTGCACTATCATACTACTATAATAAGTTGTTTTATTAACCGAATTACAAAATTAGTTGTTAAACAACTAAAATTTAAAAACAAAATAGAACAAAAGTTCGTATTCTGTGGTAAAATATGCATGTGAGGTCTTTATTATGTCACATGCATAATTGCATATTTTATTTTTGTACAACTTGAAAAACGTTGATATGAAGCGTTTTTCAAACTTTCTCAATAATTGTCTGACAATCATAGGACTGAATATTGGGAAATTTGTGGTATTATGAAAACAAATAAAATAAACGGACGTGAAAAAAGACCCACGGTGTAAGTAGTGTTGGAAGCACTCTTACACTGCCCCCTAAGTGCCTAGGGAACATTGTCGCGGATCTTGTACATACATATTATAACACACCTTAGATTGAAAGTGGCGCGTTTTCCTTTATATGTAACAAATTGGGGTTTACGTGTCTTTTGTCCATAAGGAGGACAAAGATTGTGCGAGTTTTATTAGATTTGAACGACATGAAGGAATGTTTAAAAACAAATGGTTATACGAATCGAAAATTAGCAACACGTTTCAAAGTAACGCACACTACAGTAAATAGTTATTTTAACAAACAAGGTAAATTTGATTTTATGCACTTAGTTGACGCACTTCGGTTATATAAACCTAAAGATGTTGAATTCCGAAGAAATTGTATTAAAGAGTATATACCGACATTGTCACATAAAAATTTAAAGTTAGCGTTAGAAGTTCTGGATATGTTCGGAGAGTACGATCTTCAAGAACTTGTAATTGAACAGATTTTGAATTCGCAAACAAAAAAAGGTGATTCTTTAACTGTACGAACCAATGTAAGAATTGCTGAGTTTTATCAACTGCTTGGGCAAAGAAGCGCAGGTACTATTACTGTAAGAGATTTTTTTGAAAAGGTCGAAAAGAAGAGAGATTTACAAAAAAATACAGAAAATGATTTGATGATTATATCAGATTTTAGTGCAATGTATTCGTATTTAGATTTTAGTAATTATCAAAAGGTTAATGAATATATCGAAAGCGCATTACCCCGAATTGAAAAAATTTCAAAACATACAAATAAAAATTCATTTTTACTTCGTGTGAAAGAAATGAAAGTTTCTATTCATTTACACAACAAAGGGGACTTAAATAGAGCGCGTGAAATCTGCTTAGAAATTTTAAATGACCCTTTTAACTATTATGTAAGTACGAAAGCAATCGCTTATTGTAAGTTAGGTGAAAGTTATGCGCTGACTGATTACGAAAAGGCGAAACACTATATTTGTAAAGCACTTGAAATTATCGGGGAACCAACCAACAAAAAATTAGAAATAAGAAAAAATAAAATATTAAACGTTTTTTTATTTCTAAAAATACATCACGGAAAAGAATTGGATACAATTGATCGTACGAAACTTGATTTAGCAGAGCTTGCGTTTTTTTATATAAGAATAGGAAAAAAAGAAGAAGCTATAGAAATACTTAGAGGTCTAAAAAAACAAAACGGTTACCTTAGTAGTTTTCAGTTGTATTATATGGGTCTTGCAGTTGGAGGGGAAGAAGGGAAAAGATACCTAGAAATGTCCGCAGAAAGTTTTTCTAAATCAGGTGATTTTTTCTATATTTCTCTACCAAAAGAAGCCCTAAAATGTTATAATTGAGGCATATATAAAAGGTGGTGAAACACTTGAAAACCAAGATTTTAAGCTTAGTTTTAGCGATTGCGGCTGCTGCAACATTTACATTTGCGCCAGCTACAAAACAAAGTAAAGTTGAAGAAGTAAACGCGCCAGTATTATATATGGATCCAAATCCAGGTGGCGGTTGATTTATATAGATAATAATATTAGAAATGACACTATCAAACTGGATAGTGTCATTTCTGCTTTATAGAGAATGGAAACTTTTTTATAGATTATAGAGAAAAAACGACAAAAACTTTCCGCTTTTCATGATTCACAAACTACTATGAAGATACTGGAGGATGTTGGGGATGACAAAAGAGCAATTAGCAAAAGAGTTAATGGTAAAATGGTTGTTAGAAAACAAGGGGACAAATGCTGAAGATGTGTTAAAATCTCTCACTTCAGATGCATATAAAAATGAAATAGCGAAATAAAAAAAGCTAACCAAACGGTTAGCTTTTTGTTTACATTAATCATTATCTTTTGTTTTTGTGAAGTTGACATACATTAAAGCTTGTTTCCAAGCATTTTCTTGCTCCGCCTCTGGTAAATCCGCAACTAACTCTGCAAAACGCTTAGCCATATCATTAGTAACTTTATCTTCCGATTCAGTTAAACGTGAGTCTGATGATCTCCCTAATAAGTAATCAGATGTTACACAAAATAAATCAGCAAGTGCATTAAGTACAGTCATACTAGGTTCTATTCGATTATTTTCTAAGTGTGAATACGTCGCTCGGGATATATTTAATGAGTTAGCTATATCACCTTGCGTACGCTTTCCCCTCAATTGTTTTAATTTATCTCCAAAAGTCATTTTTAATTTTCCCCTCTCAGTGAATCCTTAATTACATTATAGATACAATTTTTATCACTTTAAACCCCTTTTCGTAAAAATGATAAAAAATTTATAAAAGTTGTTGACGATAAATTTTTTATCATCTATACTAAAGACATCGAAAGAAACGTGTTAAGAACGGAAGGTGGTTAAATGAAAGTCGATCTAAAGCAAGAAAGAAAAACAATGAAATTAACTCAAAGTGAATTAGCTGAAAAGCTTGGTATATCAACGGTTTATGTTCGTAAAATCGAAAACGGATATTTACCTAGACCTGACATAATGGTTAAATATCAGGATGTTTTTAATATAAGTGTTACCGAGTTATTCCCTGAATATTTTGCGGTATTTAATGATAAAAAATTTATCATTTAGACGAAAAGAGGTGAAAGAATGAATGGAGTAATGAACTTATCCAACGATATCACCGTCATTACAGCAGAAATAAAAAGCTATCAACAAATTGCAGGACAGTCGATATTCGAGATTGGTAAACGATTGAAACATGTGAAAGAAAACGACCTAACACACGGTGAGTTTGGTAAATGGTTAAAAGAACATGTGAATTTTACAGAAAGACAAGCAAGACGTTTTATGCAGGTGGTCGATGAATTTAAAACGGACGACGTCGTCCGAATTGGTTCTTCAAAAATATTTGAGGTATTACAGTTACCACAAGAAATAGATCGCCAACAATTCATCGAAAAACCACATACCATCCCATCAACTGGAGAACAAAAAACAGTCGATGAAATGACGGTGCGTGAACTTCGAGAAGTGAAAAAGTCCCTTAAAGAAAAGGACAAGCTCTTAGAACAAGCAGAGCACAAAATACAAGAATCACAAAGGGAATTAGAACAAGCAAGAAAATCTGAGCAAGTAGCAATGAAACAACTAGAAAACGTACATAATCAAGAACCTCAAGTTGTTGAAAAAGAGATAGTAAAAGAAGTACCTGTCGTTCCGGATGATCTTCTTAACGAGATTGAAAGGTTAAAAGAAGAGAATCAAGAGTATAAAGATAACGCTAATTTCTACAAACAAAAAGCTGATGCGTTATCCAAAGATGCGAACGACATGGAAAAAGAAGAAAAATCAATGAATTATATCTCCAATAAGAATGTTCATAACCTTATTGCCTACATGGACAAGTTCTTAAAGGATGCAGTTGTTTCTTCTCTCATGCGAGGTTCGATAGCGAACTCAAGCGATGCAACAAAAGAACTTCTAGATTCGCGTATCCAAGCTTTTCAGGAGTTCATCAATGATTTAAAAATAGCTCAAACAGGTAGAAAAATTAGCTAAACGGAGGAATGGAAATGGAATCAGTTAGACAATTACCAATCACACTTAATGAATCAGGGGATTTAGTTATTAAAAGAAGTAACGATGTAATGATTGAAAAATTATTTGCATTAGTACAAACGCAATTCGCGAGTCAAAGCAACATGTTAGAAGAGGTTGGTCAAGATGTAGGGAAGCTTGGCGAAGCGGTTGATATGCATACAGAAAAAGTCGAAACGCTAGACCAAACTGTAGGGAGTTTTGACGAAAGACTTACAAAAGCGCAGTTATCAAACGTAGCATCGAAAATAATCCGTGATGATTTACAAAAGGATCGCCATAAGAAAGCATCTGAATTTGTAGGCGATAAAGTTCAACTTACAATTGATTCGATTTGCGGAACGTCCGACGAAGTAGATAAAGCATTCCGCAAATTAAAGAAAAAAGAAACAACGAAAGTCGCAAAGCAAATAGCGTCATACGTGAAATATCAACTTGGTTTTAAACGTTCAGATTCAATCGATGATATACCAAATTGTTTAGTTAAAAAACACAAGCAACTTGTTAAAGAACTTACATGGCCAAAGCTAAATAATTTCACACAAAAGGGTGGCAAATAATATGAAACTAAGAAAAGTGACTGAACTTATTGATTTTAATGGATTGGAAATGGAAGTATTCACTCCGAAAGATAAAGAAAACGAAGTGTTGTTAGTCATTGAGGGTTCTCCAGCTTTTAGATTTACGGATTATGAGCAACTACAATTTTTCGTTAGTATTATGTCTTCATATTTAAAAGTATTAGAAGATACTGAACAGGTTCAGGAGGGGTAACAATGGCAAACGTAAGCATGAACACAGTAATCAAAGCGAAAGTATTTAGTGATTTGTTGAAACATCTGAACAACGTATCTACATCATTAATGATTCAACGTGACGATATGTTGGAGGAAATGAACAAAAACAACCATGATTTGTATTCAGCATCTGTAGAAGAACTAATCGATATGTTGGAGAAAAACGGAGAACTAGAGGATGAGATTAGAACACTGCTGATTACCGAAGTGGACAAAATACATGAAGAAGTGATGGAAATCAAAATCCCTTAGATCAGAAGGCGGTGTAAACAATGGAAGAAAGTACATTCTCGCACTTCATGGTATTGGTTGTACTTCTCGCTTTTGTAGGATTGAACTACAAAAGCATAAAGCAGTTGATGAAGGATGAAAAGCGATGAATAAACAACAACCTGATGAATACGAACAAAAGAAACTAGCATGGATCATAAAGGATTTAAGAGCTAGAGGGATACATAACAGCGCAGATAAGGTTGAGGAAATGCATAAGGAGTTTATTACTCTGGCTAAATAGATAATCAAATTTGAAACTTGTACCGAAGTGGAGTGAGTAAAATGAAAAGTTTCAGGATTACCGATAGAGAAAAAGTTACAGTTGTAGTCGGAGAAAATGAGAAAGATGTTACAGAATTATACTTACATGAAGTTGAAAGTAACAAAGATAATTTACATGTTGAGGAAATAAGCAAGGAAGTAGCTTTTTTCTGGAAGAGAGAAATGGGATATAGCTATTCAAGTGTTTCTGAAAGAATTAAAGATTTTAAGCAGTTTCCATGTATAGTAGGTTCTAATTTTCAGTAAGAACGTTAACACAAAAGATTTTAGAAGAGGGGAAATGAAGTGAGAAACAAGTATGAGGGTTACTGTTATAGATGTGGAAAAAAAGTCGGGGTGAGAGAAGGTCATTTCGAACGATTTAAGGGTGGGTGGAGAACGCAACATGCATCTTGTGCTATTAAACATAGAAAACCTAAGGTCAATAAAGAAAGAAGCGTCTGACGTGTTCAATACACCGGAAGAAATCAATGAAAGAAAAGAGTGAGAATATGGACGAACTAAATAGGATTGCTCATTTGTTACCTTTCGAGGTACTTACAGATATAAAAAGTCGTTTAACTGATTGGATTGCAAGCGGTGGAAGTTGGGACGACCCTTATATAAAACAACAAGTTAGATACGCAAAAAGAGTGGCAGAAAGAATGGAGGAAATGAAAAATGAACATGTTTAAAACAATTGATAAAGATATGAGAGCGTCTGTTGGTCAGGGGGATTTCACTGAAAATGGTAAGGAATTCGTAGAGGCATTAAGAAAATACGCTAACGATATTGATAACTCAAGAGACGGAGTGCAACTTATTCTTCTTATAGCGGCTGCTTTAGATTGGGAGAAAGACACATTCGATGAAACTATATCAAGAATGAACAAGATTGTAATCGAAACGAATACAGGAATACAGGTAGATAAATTTATTAGAGAACTGGTTAAAGAATCAGAGGGTAAATTGAAACCATTACAATAGGACAAGCCTTCGCTTGTCGGAATATTCAGGAATCTAATGTTGGTCCCCACCTAATTCAAAGGTTCCTGGATATTCCGATGCGTGAAAGCATCAAAACAAAATAAAACCAGCCGATTACCCCTAATCGACTGGTTCATGAAACGACGCAATATTTTCTACCACTATTATATCACAGTCGTTTCTTCTAAGTAAATAAGGAGGAATGTGGAAATGATTGAAAATCCAATGGTTATCGGTAATCATCACGATTCATCAGTAAGAGACTTTATGGATTATTGCCAAGGGTGCGGCGGAGAAATTTATTACGGTGAGGGCTATCTTGATTGTAATGGTGATCCAATCCATGCAGAGGCTGATTGCATTAAACAATTCGTAAAAGATCGTTCAATAGAGAAAGTTGCAGGTGAATAAGATGGCCTTTCAAGACAAAATTGAAGCTGAAATTCAAGTTATGAAGAGTCTAGTTGAACGATATAAGCAAAGTAAAGAACCTAACGCTGCATCGATGGTTGTGGCTTATGAATACGGATTACAAGCACTTATGGAAGTTTACGATGTTAGTCAACAAGAAGAGGTGATTCCGTTTTGAAGCGCGCGATAGACGAGCTTAAGAAGTCGTTAAAAGTAGAAAAAAAGAAATTAAGTGATTACGAGTTTAAGTTACGAAATTTGAAAGAACATGAGATTTTACTTCGCGAATCAATTGTCGATGTGAAAATAACAATCTCTGATATAGAAGAAACAGTTTCAACATTAGAAATAATGACGGAAGGAGCTGATATCAGTGAATAAAAGCCAAACAATCACTGAATTAGCTAAGGCATTAGTGAAATTCAATTCAGAAGTTAACAAAATAGCAAAGGATGCAGACAATCCTTTCTTTAAAAACAACTATGCAACGCTAGACACGATTATAGATGAAATTAGACCAATCCTTTCTAAACATGGATTAAGTATTATGCAAATACCAAGCGGTGATGGTCAAAACGTAACGTTAAAAACGCTCCTCTTACATGAGAGTGGCGAATGGCTTGAGTCGGACGAACTAACGATGAAGCCAGTGAAGAATGATCCGCAAGCAGTAGGAAGTTGTATCACATACGCAAGACGATATTCACTAGCAGCATTCCTTAGCTTAAACACAGGTGAAGATGATGATGGTAACGGCGCTACTTATGGGAAGGACAAGCCTAAACCTAAAGGTAACAGTGGACAAGCACCAAGCAAACCACAAGGGAATGGCGGTAATGGTAAAGCGTCAGAAAAACAAATGAAAATGATACATGCGAAAATAGCGCACATTTCAGCTCTAGCAAAGACTGATAAACATACTATTGAGGATACATTGAAAGGCAGTATCGGAACTGACAACCTAAGCGAGATTAGCTCGCAGATAGCATCAAAAGCGATCGAAGTGCTAATGGGATGGGAAAAGCAGTATAGCCAAGCAGGTTAAGGAGTGAAAAACCTATGTTAGATAAAAATCAATCAAAAGTCGTCCTCCCTTCATGGGTTAGTGAGGGCGCAAAAAATGAACAAGAAATAAAAGCGAAGGCGATTGAGTACATTACTCCTGATCGCTATCCAGGATACAAAATATTGAAAGTTAAAAATGGTATCGCGATATGCGAAAGGGAGAATGCATGATGAAAACAGTGTACAGATCAAAACGGTATAGCTTCATTATTCCAAGTAAGACTAAAGAGAACAAATATGTTCGTGGCGAAACCAAAACGGAAATCGGATTCAAAATATACGAATGGTCGAAAAAAGGTTACGAATGCGTTTATCCAGCAAGAAAAGTTGTAAATGCGGAAAGTGTTCATAGAACTGGCGAAATCGATGAAACAGATTGCTTCTATGAAACGGAAATGAAGAAGGTGAACTAAATGGCAGATGTTAAATGGATAAAACTCTCTACTAGCATGTTTGAAGATGAAAAGATTCGATTGATTGAAAGTTTACCAGATGCAGACACACTACTAATCATTTGGATTAAATTGTTGTCTCAAGCGGGCAGGACAAATGCTAATGGTTACATTTTCTTGAGTGAAAACATTCCTTTCACAGAAGAAATGCTCTCAACACTTTTTAATAGACCGATAGCAACTGTGAGACTTGCATTACAAACGTTCAAACAGTTCGGAATGATAGACATCACTGATGATCAGTACATTTGTATCTCGAATTGGGAGAAACACCAGAACATCGATGGGTTAGAACGTGTAAAACAATTGAATGCAGAACGAAACAAAAAGTACCGTGAACGTAAGAAACAACAGCAATTAGCACTAGAAAACAAGGGTGGAGAAAATGACGTTTGCGTGACGTCACGTGACGATACAGATATAGAAGAAGATAAAGAATTAGATATAGATAAAGAGAAAGATAAAAAGAAGAAAGAAAAACCTTCTCGTCACAAGTTTGAAACTTGCGACATCAACGGGGCTAAGTATTTGTTTGAAAAAATTAAGGGTAACAATCCTAAACAAAAAGAGCCTAACTTCGATAATTGGGCAAATGAATTTAGATTAATGCGAGAACGTGATAATAGAGAACCACAAGAGATTAAAGATGTTATTGATTGGTGCCAAGCAGATCCATTTTGGCAAGGGAATATCTTATCTCCTAAAAAGCTACGTGAGAAGTTTGATCAACTTACTATTCAGATGAAATCTAAAAAGGGAGCGAAGAACAATGCAGAGAGCGATAGCAGCAGTACCAGACACTATAGCCAAAAGGGTCAATATGACTATGGTTTCTGATATTTGTGAAACTCATAAAATGACAATGATGAATTTCAAGGGTCAAGTTGTATGTCCTAGATGCGTTCTTGAAAGTGAAAGTAAGAAACTTCAGGAACACGAACAAGCGAAATGGGAAGCTGATCAGGCGAATGAACAGAAAATTTTGTTCCACCAACAGAGTATGATTGCTGATAGCAATATTAAGAAAGCTAATTTTGATAACTACCAACCTACTAGCGATGAAGGAGCGAAGAACTTGGAACTCGCAAAGGTCATCGCAACAGATTACCTAAACGGAAAGATTTTTAACACGATTATGGCCGGGAATTGCGGAGCAGGGAAAACGCATCTTGCTTATGCTATCGCAGATCAACTTGCAGGAGCAGGTAAGTCAGTTGTCTTCGTTACAGTAGGCGAATTGCTACGGAAAATCAAAAGTACTTTTAGTAAAGAATCTACATTAACTGAAGATGCAATTATAAGAGGCTTAGTAAGAGCGGAAGTATTAATAGTCGATGATTTAGGAGCTGAGTTAGGTGCGTTAGATGCGAATACAAAAGCGACAAACTTCATTAATAGGGTGTTATTCGATGTTTTCGATGGTAGGCAAGGTAAATCTACTATCTTCACAACAAACCTCACAGGGAAGCGTTTAGACGAGGCATATGATGAGCGGATTGTATCGCGTATTCTAAACAATTTCAGAACGATTACTTTTAAGGATACAAAGGATTATAGAAGAAAGGCACTACCATTCTAAGGGGGAAATGAAAATGGAAAATAAGAAAGTTAGATTTTTCGTAAGAACAAATGTAGTAGGTAGCAAAGTTGAAGATACGATCGAATTACCTGCAGAAGATTGCGATGAAAAATCTTTAGCGGAATTAGGTAGAGACTGGGTTCATGAGAACATTGATTTCGGATGGGAAGTAATTGAAGAAGATAACTAAATAAAAGGGGGAAATTGAAATGTGTGCATGTAACGGAACGGGAGTAATTCAGAACGACATTGGAACGGGTATGTATCAGTTTGGACCATGCATTTGTGAAGTGGCGAATCAAACGCCTGAGGAAGTGGATAGAAAGCGTCATACCGTTATAGCGAGATTAAAAGCGATTCATCAATTGCAACTGGAGGGTAAATGGAATGGGGAAGTTCGAAACAGCAGAACAGCTTGAAAATTACACGATGGCACAACAAACGAAAAAATATATGACAAAGAAACGGCGTAACTTGTATATCCCGCTCGAAAAGTATGATCTTGTATTCGATGAAAGTGAAGTAACTTGCATGAAGAAATTGTGGAAAGAGAATAAAACGTTAGCGGAAATAGCTGAAGAAATGGGACGTCATGAAATGGAAATAGCGATTCTTATTATGGATCAAGGTGATAAGAAAAGAATCAATAAACGTTCAATGGGGTTAGGGGCATGAAACAACTAACACTTGAGGATGTAGTAGGGAGTTTCGATTACAAAGCAAAGAGCACGGCAGAGCAATTCTTAGCCAAGTCTAGCGTCATAACGTCATACGAGGTTCATTTCTATGATAAAGAAGAAAGGCAGAAGTTAGATTGCTTTGATGCTGATACCGAAAGCGAAGCTTGGAATGAGGCAATAGAAGAGCATGGTAAGGGTATTCAGAAGATTGAGATAAAACATTCAAATCGTACAAGGGCTGAATTTTTAGCGCTAGATTAGGAGGGAGAAAATGGCTTTAAATCGATGGTTGACTGATGAGGAACGGGCAAGAGCAGCGGCTAACGGAATAAACACAAGAGCGCTATACTATCGTCTCTATAGATCGGATAAATGGGAATTAGAAGAAGCGTTAACCGCTCCGCCTGGAACAGTTAGACATAACTATGAGGGTAAATATGAGAAGTGGATTAAAAGAGCTAAAAAAAATGGAATAAATGCTAGTACTTTTTACAGCAGAATAAGAATTCTTGGTTGGGGTTATGAAGAATCAGCAACAAAGCCAATCAACGAAGCCAAAGCTGAGAAAAGGCGTTGGATAGATATCGCAAAACAGAACGGTATTGGTTACTCAACTTTTATGTCGAGAGTGAATATTCATGGTTGGGATATAGAAAAGGCAGCAACAACCCAACCAATTAATAGAGGGAAACGTTGCTCAATGAAAGATAAGGAGGGAGTGATATGAAGTATTACGGTCCTGTTATTACTGATGAGGATTACGATAAGGCTGCAAAGAATGGTATTAGCAAAATGAATGTGTATCTACGAGTAAATGAGAGTGGGTGGGAGATAGAACGCGCTATAACGGTACCGGTTAGAAAGAAAAAAGGTGGAATGGGAATTAGCGCTGGAATGAAAACACTTGCGGAGCGGAATGGAATTAGTCATACAACTTTATACAAAAGAATTAAAGACGGTATGAACCCTTACGAAGCAGTAACGATACCAAAGAAACATAATAAATGGGAATCGTTAATAAAAAAAGCACAAGAAAACGGAATAAGCACATCTTCATTTTACGCAAGGATTAGTAGAGGTGTGGATCCTTACGAAGCGGCAACAAAACCACCACGTAAATATAAGAAGAAGCAAATCAGCTAGGAGGACAAGATATGACGACAAAGGAACGGGCACAATTAAGAGGTTTCTGGACACATAAACAGACAGGTGAGTATATCGCCGTAACACGTGTGACGATAACTGGTGAGGTGTATTTTTACAAAACGAATTATACAGGTCATAAGGCGGGACTGCAGGAAATCATGTTGATTCGAGATTTAAAGGAAGAATATGTGAAGGGCATGAGATAAGTAAATGGACAGGAAACAAATCTACATCGACGTGTTACTACATAAAGGGATCTACAAGGAAGAAGATACAGGACGTCAGCTTTGGGAAATGGATGAAAAAGAATTGTTCGAGTTGATAAAAGGAGATGGGGAGAATGAGACACACAAGGAATAGACAACTAGCCAAACAGCATAACGAACCTATGTGGTTTTGGAATAAAGAAGGTACTGATGATATTCGTTTGCAAAGACATTGGATGAAGTTGGGGTTAAAACCTACACTAGACCCTACATTCGAATGGGAAAGAAAAAGGGGAAGAATTAATTTCAAACCAAAAGAAGAACAAACGCATCACATGACCGTAACTATTTTTAGACAAGTAAAAACTTATAAATAAGGAGATGGGGAGAATGAGTAGACATTATAGATTAATAGGTTTAACAAAGTTAACGAAACACAGAAAAAATCTTAAGGAAAGAATTAGACTTTCAAAAGAAATTTATCTAAGTGAAAATACGGAAATCGTTAGTATCAGGAAAGAATTTGAGGAATGCGAGATATTGGATCTTACATTTAAATGGCACCGTAACTATGAAGGTTTTGGAAACTTTGTAGAATTCTCTAAACCGATTTACAGAGGTAACGAGAGACTTTATGAAACTACTTTATTGGAGGGGAAGTAATGAGGGAAGCAATCAATGATTTTATAAAAGGATTACACGAATCGGCAGTAGAGAGCAGGAAAGATGCTGATAAAGCTTTTGATAGCGGAGATTTAGGGTTATCGGGATTCCATAAAGGGCAGTGGAGCACATTTGAAGGTACGGCAATCGCATTAGAAGAACTCTTATCTGATTATGAGGAGGAAGAACAATGAAATATACAGAGCATGGAACTTATGAAGTAACTCAATTATTAGCAGAAGCAAAGGGAGAAAAGAAGTAATGGATTTACTACTATTCCGTTTAGGCGATGATCATGGTTTATGGATGGCGTTTAGAAAAGACCAAGGCGAGCAAAATACACATTACTTCAATGGTCCACCTTCATCAATTAGTCATGTTGATAAGGAATATTTAGAACAAAAATTAAAGATGTGGTTAACAGAGGAAGAATCCCAATTTATTAAAAACGAGTACAAACAGCAAATAAAACAATTCAAAGGAGAGAAACAATGAAAGTAACAAGTTGCAACTACACGTATTGGGAACAAGCGATTAAAGAGTTTTATAGAAAACAAGAAGCGGAAAGAGGTAATAAGAATGGCAACTAAGATCATTGTTTATACGAAAAATTCATGTCCGAATTGCAATCAAGTTAAATGGGCCCTAAATGCTGCAGGAGTAGCATTTGAAACTCGAAACATAGAAGAAAAAGCAGAGTATAAGAAGGAATTTGATAAGTACGGATATAGTGCAGCACCAGTAACGGTATTCCCGAATGGTAAGGCGCTTGTGGGATTCGAGTTTGGAGAATTCGCAACAGAATTAGGACTATAAAGGGGTGTTTGGATGAAGGCTGAACATATCGAACTTTATGAACAAGCGCTGAATCACGAACAAGGACAAGCTAGTAAATGGTTTTGCGAGGTTAATAATTTAGAAGCGCAATTACAAATAGCAAAGTCACATTATAAGCATCACACGGAAGAAAGAGATAGACTACAAACTTTAGTTGTGAGATGGAAGGGGCAGAAACAATGAACTTTAAAGAATATCAAACAGCAGTTACAAGAACATTTGCAGTAGGAAGAACATACGAGCAGGACGCTACAAACTACGCTATGGGATTATGTGGGGAAGCAGGAGAAGTTACGGACCATATCAAGAAGGCGGTATATCATGGCCATAATTTAAATGAAGACGAAGTAGAAAAGGAATTAGGCGATGTGCTTTGGTAGCTGGCGGCGTTAGCAGAAACACACCATCTTGATTTAAATGAGATCGCGGAGAAGAACATTTAT